ATTGACATTTCGTTTGCCTTTTTAGGCATCAGGTTTTTTAGATTTTTCATTTTGAATAAATTTAGTTGCAAAAATTTCTGTTCCTTTTAAACCAAGGTAACCCATGATAAAGGCAATACCGTACTCTGCTGAACCGTTCTCCATCCCCAATCCTTCAACTACGATAGGAGTAAGGTAGTTGGCTGAAAATACACCGGAAGGAATACTCACCAACGCTTTCTTCCACGAAAATTCTTTCTTTCCGATCATTACGAGCGAACCGGCAAAGCCTGCAAAGGATAGGCCCAAATTTATACCGAGGTCGTGTAAAATTTGTTTCATGGTACAAAGATTTCAAAGTAGGTTTCACCATCGTTTTCACTCGCCCATAAACGGCACCCAGGCACGTACAAATCCATCGCACCTTCAAAGGTTAAATCGTAGGTAGTAACACCTTGTAAGTTAGTTATTGCGTAAATCATGATGTAATAATTTCAATAAATGCACTTTCGCACGTAACCGTATCCGTTCCCGTGGTTTTCTGAATTGTCACAATAAAGCTAATTGGTTGAGTTCTATCAATAGTTTGGTTAACCAATGCGCCCGTATTACCTCCATAAATAACTGCGTTAGCTAATGCGTTTGTTGAAAATCGCAAAGTTGTTGAACCTGTAACAACTGCTAATAAATCTATTTGGCTTGAAGTAACTGAAGCTCCAAGCGGTGAACTTGGATTAAGTATAGCAGTACCCGACGTTGTTGTTCCAAACTTAACACGCACTAATTTTGTAGCCGTAGTGGTATATGTATTAAAAGCACATATACGAACCACATCACCTACGTTTAAAGTGTTTGCAGGAATGGTCAACGTCTGCATGATATTCTCGTTTGTATTATTTCCCGAAGTTACCGCACTGCCAGCAATAGCAACCGCAGGAATGATTTTCGGGATGCGTGCCTTATCGAACGTTCCCGAAGTAATTTGGGACGCTGAAAACGTCTTATTTGCATCGCTCGTATTGTCCACGTTTCCAAGTCCAACCATTGATTTGGTTACTTGTTTGTTCTTCCATAGGTCGGTTGAACTTTCGTAAATCAAAGCGTCGTTATTGGCTAATGTAGCAGGGTTGATATATACATTGTGAAGTTCGTCAAGTTCCCAACCGTTCATGATCTTAACGTAAATCTTTCCGTTGTTAGCGTGCGCATATTCCACGTAACCGATTACCACGATGTGCCCCGTAGAACCGTTTGGCTTTACGTTAGTCATACGCCCTGCCGTAGTCGGACTTAAATACAATACGTCACCATCCGCCCATGTTTCACCTTGCAAACTTCCAGTAGTATTGATGCCTTCGATTTGGCCAACGGTCATGATAAAACCTTCTTGGTTGGTTGCAATCGTTTCAATTACAACTCCAAGCGTATCGGCTGAATTAAGGTCGTTATTGCCTTGCGCTAAATCAACGGCCAATCTTTGACCTTGCGCTCCCGTAACCTTTACAACTTGGTAATTGGCTTTCGTTAGTGTGGTGTTTGGGTTCACCTTGTTAACAACACGTGCGACTAAATCAACGCCATTTTTTAGAGTAACCGAGCCACCTTTCAAAAGTGTTTGTGAACTTCCAATCGTATCGTTCCATTCAGTCATTCCAACTGCGAGCGTTCCCGTAGGGCTTACGTTCAAAGCAATTTGATCAGCGGTTAAATTGTACGTTCCAAGGTTCACGTTAGCAGTTGCACCCGTGTAAGGTACTTTCGCATCCAAGGCGTTCTGTAAATCGGTTTGACTGCTTAATGTTCCCGTAATCGAACCCCATGCAGCACCACCGCCACCGGTTGACTTTGCTTCAAGGTCGCTATCAGTAACACCGTCTTTGAACCAATACTCTTCCGCTCCGCTTCCGCTATCAACAATAACGGTTAAACCAATGTAACGTCGGTCCTCAGGAATATAACTTAAAGCCGAGGCCGTGGAAACAAATACACCTAATCGATCGTCGACTGGTGCAGGTTTGTTGATTTCTAAATTATCGCTTAATCTAATCATTGTATTGTCATTTGTACGGTTGCTTCCGTTTGCCACCTTGTAACGTAAATTGTGTAATCGTCCTCGGTATCGTACACCTCAAACAACTGCTCGAACGCACCTTGGTCGAATGCACTTCGGTACCAATGCGAAAAGGAATAAGTTGAAGGCACGGCAAACCAAAGGAATAAGTTACTAACCGCTCCACCATCAAAGGTAATGTTTATCGGTTTATCAATCGCAACGGCTAACGTATTGCCATCGTAAAGGTCGATTAAGTTGGTAGCTTCAACCCCACCATAGTAACACGTATCAGGGTCCATTTCCGTTGGAATCGTACACACACTCAAAGCAAGTGGAACGTTGAAAGATAACACCGCCCTGCATCCCGCAACACGATCGCCAAAACGATCTACAAAGTAATCCACGTTAGCATCCACGGAAATATCGAAGTCATTGCCAAAAGTCCGTTGGTACTTAATCATGAAATCCCCTGCAAGTTGAGTCATATCGCTCATAACTTCATCGGGTTGAAGCGTTTGGAAGTTCAAAGCATTTGAACCTGTCGGACGATCTGCTACCTTTTGGCTTTCCTCAATCTTATCCATGAAAACCAATCCAACCGTGAACGTGGCCGAATTACTACCGAACCTCGCACCGTCCAACGTGGCGAAAACCAAAGGGTAATACACCCGATCGATTTCGGGACTAACAAAGTTGGTTATTTGTGCGCTGTCAGGGTCCAGAATGTTACCCGTACCGAACGAATTAACGAGCGGATGGCTCTCGCTGAACTCCTTTAAGCTTCTTTTGATCGTGTTCCAACTTTGCATCTTTGTCTTTTGATAGGTAAACCCGTAACTTTTCTACGTTCTTTTTGTGGTAACTCATAATTTTCAATAACAGTCACAATCCCGATTGAAGTTAGCTTGGTAACGCTTAGCGTAATCGCCACAACAACCGTAATTATCTAACACCAAACCCGCAGTGTAATTACGTCGGTTCGGCAATATAGTATCGATTTGTCCACTTGGGGATTGATACGCAGGGAAGTCTGTAATATTTGTTAAGATATAACGTGTAATTCTTTCAGCGTACCACTCCGCTTTTGATTTGTAGTAATCAATCAACCTTTGCAATTCACTCATGGAGGCCTGTGTACTGTTTTGATCCGTACCGCGCTCCACGTTCTTATTACGTAACTGAAAACCGAAGGCCATCGGAAACTCCATTTGTACAAACATTTGAAGGCATGGCTGAATGTAGTCAATAAGCAAGTCCTCATTCTCTTGGGTTAACGTGTTACCAATAATTTGATTAGCAATTTCACGGTAAAGGTCACTGCCTAATATCGGTTGAATGTGCATCTCTTGACACATAATCAACGTCGGGCGCAACTTTACCATGCTTACGTTCTCGTTTATCAATGAAGCATCTTTCAACTGCTTCTCGGTTATGAATAAAGCTTTTTGGCTCATGCTTTCGGTTTTACTAATGTTTGCATCCAAGTATGTCTACACGTAGGGTAATGTTGGTTAGTGCCGGGCTTTGTGTACCAACCGCCTTTACGCTCCCAAACCGAGTACCCCATGATGTCTGAAATTTGGTTAATGTCTTGACGGGTGTAATACCTCCCTAAGTCAATCATTTTCGAGCAAAATTCACGGCTACCCGGGATTAACTTTTGTGGACCAAACTCAGGTAATACGTCGTATTTATACATGACTTGCACCAATGGCTCACCTTCGGGGTTACGTGGCTTGATAAAGTCCTTTGCGGACTCACCAAGCTCTTTTAACGCTCCACGTATATTGATAGCCTTCGCTTCAATAAGTGCGCTTATACGGTCTGAAATTAGCTCTATTGACTTTCCTAACTTTTCGGCTAATTTATCCGATGTAATGGCGGGATCTTTCTCGATCATTTTCAAAATGTCCGCATCAAGTTCAGCGTACTCGCTCGCAAATTCTTGCTCTAACAACTCGAAACCGTAACGCATGGGTCTGCGTGTAACTTCAACGAACTCCGAAGCGTCACGGCCAAAGGTTTGAAACAACGCTAACTCTTCTTTCTCCTTACGGAAATCGTGGTGAGTGAATGATTGCGGTTGTTCAGTAACGGTTACGTCGGCCAAAGGTGGCAAACCTGCTTTTTCTCGCAGTTCGTCTTTGGTCATAATTTGAA